GTTTTTGAAGATGCAATCTGGCGGCAAGGTAAAGCAATCATATCGTGCGGCAGATCAAGATGTAGCTTCGGGTGAAGAACTTTATTACGAGCAAAAGCCTGAAGATGTCTTTTGGGAGTTTGATTCTATTGATTTTGATTTGGCACGTATTGACCTCTTGAAAGCTAGCGTAGATTTGGAAGAAGAAGGAAACATTGATCTTTTTGATATTGATTATAGCGAAGCCGAAAAGAAAACTCTTGGCAAGCCGTTCCGTCTTCCAAGCGGCTCCAACAAAAAATTTGGAGTCTATGTAAAAAATGACAAAGGAAACACTGTAATGGTTAAGTTCGGCGATCCAAATATGGAAATTCGCCGCGACGATCCAGATCGCAGAAAAAACTTCCGCGCTAGACATCAGTGCGACACCAATGTTGGTCCTCGCTGGAAAGCTCGCTACTGGAGCTGCCGATTCTGGAGCAAGAAACCCGTTTCATCTATGGCTTCAGAAGAATTCCTTTTGAGTGATGACGATGGCATGGAATGGGATTGGGATGACTCTTCTTTTGCTGAATACGAAGACATCATTGCGGAATATCCAGAACTGGAAAATGTAGAAATTCAGGTTGAAGAAGTTGATCTGTGAGATATAATCATGCATAAAGCATGAATAATAAAATCTCAGTATTTTCCCTCTGGAGAGATTCAGAAGAAACAGCACACAAAACTCTTAAACAATTAGAGAATTTAGAGTCTATAGAGGGCTTTGAGTTCTCTTATTTTTTTTATGAAAATGACTCCAAAGACAATACAGTTAAGATTCTTGAAGAATGGCTATTAAATAGAAGCGGAGAAATTCAGTCAGAAATTTTAAATGCTCCAAAATTTGGAAGCGTTGTTGATCCAGAAAGAATGAAATTTCTGTGTGAATGCAGAAATAAATGCAAACAGTTAGCGGGCGATAATAATTTTGATTATTCTTTACTTATTGATTCCGACATTGAATTTGATAATAATAATTTTCTTATTCAAATTGAAGATTTAAACAAATTAGAAAATGCGGTCATGGTCACTGCAAATACTAGACAAAATATTTCAGATTTAGTATTTAATCAAACTGAAGATTCTTATTATGATGTTTATGCGTTCAGAGATAGTCATGGCACTAATGGTATTTATTTTTCTGATTGTCCATCCTATAAAAGAGCGGATCAATTTAATTGGAAACTTGGAATCCCAATAATCACAATGTCATCATTCGCTGGATTCGCGGTTATTAAATCTAAAATTTTCAATAAAGTAAATTGGCATTCTGATATTCATTGCGATCATGTAAACATGTGCTTTGATATATCTAAATATGGCAGTATTTACTGTAGCCCCAAAAGCAAAACGTACGCTAATATCGACTTAAATGAAATAAACATGGAAGCGTGTGTTAACATAGGTAAGCAGCAAAAAGAAACATATAACAAATATTTTTGATATGAAAATAAATGTAAGATTAGAAGGCGGTTTAGGAGACCATCTATTAGGAAATAGATTTATTCCTGCAATTTTAGAAAAATATCCAAATGCAGAAATTAAAGCCTTTTCTGATACAGAGGACAATCCAAGAAGTTTAGATTTGATATTAAAATGTTTTCCAAATTTCTATAAAAGAGGCGGGGAGGTTATCAAAGAAAGAAAAACCAAACAGTTTATGATTAACTCTCAATTTGGAAACGAAAATTGGCCTTCGTGCATACTGAATCAAAAAGATGAGACTATTGAAAAAATGGTAAATGAATGCGATAAGTTTTTCGACTTGTGTATTGATAGCCTAAAATGGATGAGCAAAGATTTCGATTGGTTAAGATATTATTATTTTTTTTCGAAACCACAAATCGAAATCTCTACTAAATATAGATTTAATTATATCTTGGCTCATTTATATGCAAGACCAGATTCTCCATATTGCCTCGATCAAGAATATGTAATCAATTTACTATCTAAATTATCAGAAAAACAAAAAGTAGTGGTGCTTGTCGAGGAAAAATATAAAGACTATTATAGCAAGCTATTTAATAATTATAATATAGAAATAGACACTTCTGGAGATTTAATGGAAATTTTTAATTTAGCGGCGAATTGCTCTGCGTTTATAGGCATGGATAGCGGAGTTAGGTATATGCCATACCATTTCAGCAAACCAACATTTGTTTTCTCTTCCTCCTGTCAACAATATGGAAATTTATTACCATCTCATTCGATTAGATGGCTATTAAATCCAAGAAATGTTTTGCCAATGCATACAGAAATAAACACAGTATGTAATATATTAAATAATTGTTGCTCGAATTCGGCATACGCTTTATTTCCAGATATACCTGAAAAAATAGAAAATTATATAGTTGACAGAATCTTATAATATATTATATTCAAAATATGAATTCTTATTATAAAGAATGGCAAGACACATTGTGCAAGTCTCTTTCTAGAGATCCTATTTTTATTGATGTATTAAATAACTTTAAAGATAAGCCCATCAATGTTTTAGAGATTGGATGTGCAAGAAGCTTATCTGGTAGATATGGAGATGGCTGGAGTTCTTTATTTTGGTCAGATTATATTTTAAAAAATGGAGGATCTTTGGATATTTGTGATATTGATCAAAATTGCATTGATAATGCTAAAATACTTTTGGAAAATTTTGATAAAGAAATTAAAGTTAATTTTATCACTGATGACGGAATTAATGTTCTTCAAGATGTTGATAAATATGATATTATTTATTTAGATGGATCAGATGATCCAAATCAAATGGTAGATCAATTAAAATTATGTAATTTAGATAAAAATTATGTATTTTGTGATGATTTTCATACTAAAGGATCATTAGTTAGCGCAATGTATCCAGACCACATATTATATAAATTATCTAATGGCCATCAAATGGCTTTATTTGGCAAGGATATTATAAGCAAAACGGTAAACCTATGATAGTGGATTGTTTTACGTTTTTTAATGAATTAGATCTTTTAGAGTTAAGGCTAGAAGAGCTACATGAATCAGTAGATTATTTTGTATTAGTCGAAGCCTCAAAAACACAAAGCTTATTAGATAAGCCATTTTATTTTGAAGAAAACAAATCAAGATACTCAAAGTTTCTAGATAAAATTATTCATATTAAAGTTGAAGACTGTCCAGATAATAATGAAAATTTATGGACAATGGAAAACTTTCAAAGAAATTGCATTTCAAGAGGATTGGAAAAGCTCGACTTAAATGATGAAGATTGGGTTTTGATTTCTGATCTTGACGAAATACCTAAAAGTGATTTCTTAAAAAGAATTAATGAAATTAAAGATATTGACACTTTTTCGCTCGGTATGATTTTTAGTGCTTATTTTTTAAATTTAAAAGCCTCCCATAGAGATTGGATTGGAACTGTAGCTTCTAACTATAAGAACATCAAAACAAATAATATACAACATTTTAGAAATATAAAAGATTCTTTACCTTTTATTGAAAACTCTGGATGGCATTTTAGCTGGCTCGGTGGATATGAAAAAATATATGAAAAAGCTAAATCATGTATAGAGCCGTTTGATAAATCTACGCTACCAACTAAAGAATATTTTGAAACTCATTTTAATGATTTATTAATAAAAAATGATTTTAATTTTTTTCTTCATTTAGAGGATTTATCAAAAAAAGAAATAGCTTTTAATAGGGTAGAAATAGATGGCTCTTATCCATTATTCGTTTTAAATAATTTGAACAAATTTAAAAAACATATTTTATGAAAATATTTGGCACAAGATTCAGCCTTATCGGGGACATCGTGATGTCTCTACCAATCCTTGACTACCTAAAAGAAAAACATGGAGAGTATCATTTGCATTTTAGTATTGCTAAAAAATGCGAACAAGCAGCTCCTATTTTTTATAATCAACCGCTCATTAATCATATCAAGATTAGCGACCATCATGAAGATCTCGGCGAAAAAGATTACAAAATAATTTCTGAATGTGATTTAGTATTCAATGTGAAGCCCCCACATCCAAAAGAACAAGATTGGTATAATTATAGAAACTGTGTAGAAGAGACGGCTTTAATGGCTGGACTAGATCCAGAATTATTTAAAGACAAAACGCCTTCGCTAATTCAATATTGGGACGATGAATACATATGCGAAAAAACGATAGCAATTTGGCCATTCGCTGGATATGGCCAAGGATTAGACAGAAGCCCATCTAAAGATTGGTGGAAATCATTATTAGATAGATTAATTAATCAAGGTTATAAGATATTACACTTTGGAGCAGATAATGAACCCAATTTATCCAACAGTGAAAATTATAAAAAAATGACTAATCTAAGTTTTTTTGAACAAATTAAATATTCATTATGCTGTAATGCCGCTATAGGAACTGATTCTGGTTCGATGTGGGTTATCGGTGCATATAACAAAATACCTCAGATAAACTTAATTACGAATTGGCTTCCAAATCATTTTCAAAATAAATTAGCATTAGCTCCTGCTGGGGAAAAAACTTTTAATTTATATGCAGATAATGGATGCAGCAATATATCAATAGAAGATACAATACTTAAAATAAATGAAATTTTTTGCATATAATGATAAATTAAATACTCCAAATGAATTTGGATCATTTACTGTAGTAGCTAGAAAATTAAATGAACAATTTAAAATATTAGATATTCTTGGAGACCCTAACGATCCAGAATGTTTTGTTATTTATCCACAAGTTTTTGAAACTCAACAAATTTTCAACAAACAAGTTCCTTATTTAGCTTGTGAGTATTCACTTTCTCCACAAATAGTTATTGATCGGCTAAATGCATATAATCCATTTGTATTAGCTATAAGTAAATTTGCTGAAAATAATATTATAAATTCGGGGTATCAAAACACAGATTATGTACATCTTGGCACAGATGAAAATTTTTGGAGAAAAACAGAAGATGAAAAATTCCCAATTTTTACATATCTAACAGTAAATAGTAGCAATGATAGAAGTGGATTTGAAAGCTTAATACCAGCTTTTTTAAAGTTTAGTGAAAATAAAAATGTAAACTTAATTATTAAAGATGGCAAAAACGAAGACTTTAAAAGTTATGTTAAATCTGTAAATAATGGAAAAATTATATACATAGATGATATGATGGATGAGGTTTCTTTAAGAAAGCTTTATAATAAAAGTCATTTGTTTATATATGCGAACAATACTACATCATTCGGAATGAATCCAATGGATTCTGTAATGTGTGGAACGCCAGCAATAGTGACTTTAGGATCAGCATTGAAAGAATTTATTCCTGAATGGACGCAGCCGTATAAAATTCTAACCACGCTAAATAAAATATCAGTAGACTCGATAAGACAATGGAATAGTATTGGATTAAGATCGTTCCCAGAACATTTTTTAAATCTTTTTAATGGAGAAATTTTTGCAGAAAAAGTTGTCGAAGAAGATATCTTTAATGCTTTCAATTTTTCAATTGAAAATTATGATTTATATCTTAAAATACTGCCAAAGCATCAAGAATTCATTATAAAAAATTATACATGGAGAAAATGCGCAGAAACAATAATAGAAAAAATTAAAGATTATGATCAATTTAGAAGTCGATGAAGCGTATGCTTTTGATTATTTGTCAATTTTACAAGTTAAAAATAACTTATTCCCATCTGAATACAAAACGGTCGCATTTGAAAAATGCTCTTCTTTTCTAAAGAAACAATTAGAAAATTATGATTTTATCATTAGTTCTGAAGAATATAAAAATCTTTATGAAATCAATAAAGTTACTTTTGATTTGGTAGATCAGGTTAGAAATAATATTCCAATTACTGCAAAATCAGTAGATGATGCAAACATGGAAAGGTATTATTGTAAACTAGCATTACAAAAAAAACATTTTTCAAATGAATTAGTAGAACAAAAAATAGTTTGATATGTATAAATGGCCATTAAACAAAAATAATTTTAATTTTTTAGATAAATTAAAAATATGCAATTTCATATTAAATTCAAAAAATCGCTGGACTCAAGACGTTCAAGTTAAGAACTTTGAAAAAAAATTCGCTCAGTATGTCGGTTGTAAATATTCTGTTTTCGTGTCTAGCGGTTCAACAGCAAATGATTTAATCGCCCAATATTATAAAAGCATTTCCAAAGAAAGAGACATAATTGTATTGCCATCAACGACTTGGCAAACATCATGCTCTCCTTGGATTAAAAATGGTTTCTCTCCTCACTTTATTGATATTTCATTAGATGATTTCTCTATAGACAAGGACAAGCTTATTAAATTTATTGAAAAAAATCATAAAAAAATAGCCTGTATATTCCCCACTTCTTTAATTGGATTCTGTCCAGATTTTGATTTCTATAAAAAAATAGAAAAAGATTACGGTATCAAGATCGCATTTGATAATTGTGAAAATACATTTGGAGAATTTAAACAAAAAAATATTTCTTCATATTTTACATCTTCAACTTCTACATACTTTGGCCATCAAATTCAAAGCATTGAAGGAGGCTTTATATTTACAAATTCAGAAGAAGAATATAAATTTTTCCTAATCAATAGGAACCATGGAATGGTTAGAAGTTTAAAAGTTTACGGTCTTGATACAAAAGACATAGAAAATAAAAATGTAGATAGCTCGTTTGATTTTTATTCTTTTGGAAATAATTATAGGAATTCAGATTTAAATGCTTTTATTGGTCAATTAGATTTTAATAGAATACCCAAATATACAAAAACTAGAAAACAATTATATAAATTGTTCAAAGAAGAGCTGGATCACAATAGATTTTATCTACCTAGCGATAGAGAAGATGTCAATGATTCACCATTCTGCCTTCCAATCATTTTAAAAAATAACGATAAAGATAGCTTTAACAAAGCAAAGGAAATTTGTAATGATTTTAGTATAGAGACTAGACCAATTATTTCTGGATTCTTAGGCTATCAAACGTGTTACAAAAAATACTTTAACTCCGAAGCTGATTATCAAAATTCAATTTATTTGCATAATAATGGATTTTATATAGGACTTTACCACGGATTAAAAGAGAAAAAAATTAAACAACTTATACATAAATTAAATAATATAAAATGAAAAAAATTATTATTACAGGCGTAACGGGTCAAGATGGCAGCTTTATGGCTGATTATCTCTTGGAAAACACAGATCATACTATTGTCGCTGGCATACGGCGACTAAGCGTAGCAAATCATGTAAATATTAAACACTTAAAAAGTAACCCACGATTTAAGCTTATTGATTTAGATATCGCAGATGCGCAAAACGTGGAACAAGTGATTCGCGATGAGCAGCCAGATTATTTTATTAATTTTGCAGCTAATTCATTTGTCGGCAGTAGCTGGACGATGCCAGTCAATCACATGAATACAAACTGTATGGCAGTTCTTTACCAGTTAGAAGCAATTAGAAAATTTGCACCAAACTGTCGCTATTACAATGCTGGCTCCTCAGAAGAATTTGGAGACGTATCTTATGCTCCGCAGGACGAAGCTCATCCGCTTCGACCAAGAAGCCCCTATGGTGCATCTAAGGCTGCTGCTAGGCATCTTGTTAAAGTATATCGCGATTCGTATGCAATTTACGCTGTCCAAGGCTGGTTATTTAATCACGAAGGAGTCCGTCGTGGAGAAGAATTCGTGACTCGGAAAATCACTAAAAATGTTGCAAGAATCAAACACGCTATTGAAAATAAATTACCATTCGAGCCACTAAAACTCGGTAATTTAGAATCCAAAAGAGATTGGTCAGATGCCGAAGACTTTATGGATGGTGTTTGGAAAATGCTTAATCAAGACGAGCCCAAAGAATATGTGTTGTCTTCGAATGAAACCCATTCTATTAAAGAATTTGTGGAATTAGCATTTGAAGCTGCTGGTATTGAGGGCGCTTGGGTCGGAGAAAAACTCGAAGAACTTTATCTTTTACCAAATTATTTAGCGGATTTTGCTGAGTTTGCTTCAATTAAGTTGGTGGAAATTGATCCTCAGTTCTATCGTCCCGCCGAAGTTGAACTTCTTCTTGGCGATTCGACCAAAGCTCGTAAAGAGCTTGGATGGGCTCCTAAAACTTCTTTTCAAAATTTAGTTGACAAGATGGTAAAAAATGACATACTCCTGCTGAATGGCGAAGAGTAAGATCAACAAAAAGCAAATACTCGCACGACTCACGCTTGTCCCCGCAAAGGATAAGCGTTTGTTTTACGTGCGAGAAATGAAGTTTTTGAACGACTTGTGCGAACGATATTCGCTTGAGTTCATGGACATTGTTTCTTTTGACAAGAAGTTTGATTCGCTAGCCTATATAGTTTGCGACAAGCTGGAAGAGACAATGGATAAAAAGTTTAGAGCATTCAATTTTAAGGTTGACTTATCCAAGTATAGCGATTACGATATAGGAGAAAAGGTGGGCGAAGACTCTACGGCGCAGAAGAAAATTAAATCATTAAAAGACTTTTTAGATGGCAAGAATTAAACAAGAAAAAAATAAAGAAGTATTGAGCTCCAGCTCCGTTTTAGGATCGTTCTTAAAGCAAAACTCGGAAGATCACTATAACTTTGAGGAAGAGATCGACTATAAAGTTTCCAGCGGTTCTCTACAATTAGATTTGCGGTTAGGCGGAGGACTATGCCCAGGTTTACACAGATTTTGCGGAATGAATGAGGGAGGTAAAACGAGCGCAGCGCTGTCATTCATGAAAAACTTTTTAAGCTCAGTTCCAAATTCAAAAGGCTTTTACATTAAAGCGGAAGGTCGTCTCGGCAAAGAAATGAGAGAGCGATCTGGCATTAATTTTGTTTTTAATGCAGAAGATTGGAAAGTCGGCACTTGTTTTGTATTTGAAAGCAACATCTATGAAACTGTTGTCGCCGCAATGCGCGAGCTGGTTACTAAAAACGAAGAAGATTGTCGCTATTATTTCCTGCTTGATTCTGTCGATGGTCTAATCACTAAGGGAGATCTTGACAAGGGTTTTGAGGACTCTAACAAGGTGGCTGGCGGAGCAGTTATCGCAGCCAATTTCATGAAGCGCCTTTCGATTGCCCTCGCTAAGAGAGGACACATGGCGGTATTTATCAGTCAGGTTCGCGCAGACATCAAGCTCGATCCTTACTCAAAAGCCCCAGTGCGACAAACAACCGCTACGGGCGGAAACGCTCTGTTACATTTTGCGAATTTCATTCTTGAATTTGAGCCTCGATACAAGGGAGACTTAATTCTTAAAAATCCTTCGGACAAAACAATTGACGCTGTAAATAATCCCATCATTGGGCATTTTGCCAAGGTAACTGTCAAAAAATCACCAAATGAAAAGACAAACCTAACGATATCCTATCCAATTAAATATGGTAGGATCAACGGTAATTCGATTTGGATTGAGAAGGAAATTGTCGATCTGCTGCTTCTATGGGAATTTATTGTCAAGGGCGGCTCGTGGTATACTGCCACGGAAGAATTTGAAGAGCTTCTCGCCGAAAACTCTCTTCTTCCTATGGGAAAAGTGCAAGGACTAGATTCTATATTCAGTAAAATCGAACAAGACCAAGCCTTGAGTCAGTTTTTGATAAGCTACTTCAAGAAAGCAATTTGCGATGAAGTTTAAAACTATTAACGGTTCTGTGGCTGAGCTTAAAAATGCCAAAAGATACTTGATTAAGTGGAGAGGCAAGAGTCGTAGTAAATTTCAGCTGTCAGTGAAGCAGTTTCTTTTTCCATATTGGAAAAACGATATTGTCTTTGAGGAATTTAAGCTTGTCGGAACTCGTCTGTCTTTTGATTTTTACAACGCAAATAAAAGAGTTGCCGTAGAAGTTCAGGGTGGACAGCATACAAAATATGTCAAATTCTTTCATGGCAACCGTTTCCAATATCTCCAGCAATTAAAAAGAGATGAAAAGAAATTAAAATTCTGCGAGGCGAATGAAATCATTCTCGTCGAAATTTATCCCAAGGACGAAATTAATGAAGAGCTTTTTTTATCGTTCGGAACGATTTTGTGATTGACAGTTTCACAAAAAAGATTATCCTAAGCTGAGTATGATCTACAACTTAGAACTGGAAAAACAACTTTTGGCAGCTCTCATTAAAGAGCCCGAAAGCTATTGTGAGATTTCGAACTTTATTAGCCATAAGGATTTCTATAGTGAAGACTCTGATCTTCACGGTTCTATTTTCACAGTAATCAAGCAAGCGATTGACACTGGAGACCAAATTGATGAGATTATTGTCGCGCAAAGAGTGTCTTCGCTTGGATTGTCTTTTGAGGACAGATTGAATCCTGCTGATTATATCCGTTCGCTTGCCATGCGCAAAGTTCCGAATGGTAATTTAATCAAGACAGCCAAAGAACTGAAGAAGTTCACCATTCGCAGAGAGCTGTATGAATCTGCTCAAGATATTGCGCGGAAAATGAAGTCTATCGCTCCAGAGTCAAGCTACAGTCAAATCATTGGAGCGGCAGACGACTCGTATAATTCACGTATCAATCTTTATGAGATTGGTAACGATACGCCCGAAAACATCTATGATGAGATGGAGGCATTGATTGAGGAGCGCGGTAACAATCCTATTACCGAATTTGGTATGATGGGTCCTCATGAAAAGATCAATGAGATATACGGCTCTCTACTTAGAC